GAATTTTTGTCGGCGGGTGAGCGAGACGTACTCTACGGCGGTGCTGCCGGTGGTGGAAAGAGTTTTGCACTTCTTGCTGATCCGCTACGTTATTGTCACAATCCTAATCATCGTGGTCTTCTTCTCCGTCGTACACTCGACGAACTTACCGAACTCATAGACAAATCCCGCCAACTCTACCCCAAAGCATTTCCCGGTGCGAAGTTCCGAGAGTCGAAGTCGACGTGGGTCTTTCCGTCCGGGGCGACGATGTGGTTCACGTACCTCGACAAAGACAAAGACGTAACCCGTTTTCAGGGTCAGGCGTTCAACTGGATAGGTATCGATGAGATCACGCAATATCCCACTCCGTACGTTTGGGATTACCTGCGTTCTCGCCTTCGTGCTACTGATCCTGAACTCCAGCAACACCTGTACATGCGCTGCACAGCCAACCCCGGAGGAGTGGGTGGTTGGTGGGTCAAGAAAACGTACATCGATGGTTTGGAACCAAACAAGCCTTTTCCTGCCTTCGATATAGACACCGGAAAAGAATTCCTGTGGCCCCCCGGTCACGAGAAAGCAGGTCAGCCCCTGTTCCTTCGCAAGTTTGTACCGGCACGGCTGACTGACAATCCCTACCTGATGGCAGACGGCCAGTACGAGGCTATGCTCAGGTCGCTCCCAGAAGTCGAGCGAAAGCGGCTTCTCGAAGGTGATTGGGACGTGGCGGAGGGAGCGGCCTTCCCCGAATTTTCGAGATCGAAACATGTGGTCGAACATTTTGAACTTCCAACCAATTGGCCCCGTATTCGTGCGGCAGACTACGGCTACGCAAGTCCGTCGTGCGTTCTGTGGGGGGCTATTGACTGGGATAACAATATCTGGATTTATCGTGAGCTATATGCAAAGCACTTGACAGCGGAGCAACTCGCTGATAAAATACTAGAAGCAGAGGAGCTAGACCCACAACCGCACTACACCGTCTTAGACTCCTCGTGCTGGAACAAGACGGGTTTCGGACCTTCGATAGCAGAGACGATGATGCGAGTCGGTGTGCGTTGGACGCCATCCGACCGTAACCGCATACAAGGCAAGATGGAAATACACCGCCGCCTCGCAGACGATCCGTACACCGAAGAACCTCGCCTACGTATCTTTTCCACGTGTACGAACACCATCAAGCAGCTAGCTGGCATACCCCTGTCAAAGTCAAACTCTGAAGACGTAGACACAAAGGCTGAAGATCACGCATACGACGCTCTTCGCTACATGCTGATGACACGCATGAGCGGGTACGCTTCGATCCACCAGCAACTCGGCGCAATCAAGAATCAAGTGTACCAAGTACAAGACTCGACATTCGGATACTAATCGATGGCAGAGAAAAAAGACCCCACAAAAATAACTCTTCGTGAAGCAGCAGAATTGTACCGCAAAGACTTGGGTACACAAAAAATTACTCGATTTAATCCGGGTAGTTCTTTTGCTGAGTACGGAGATATGACAGTTGTAGAGGCTTTTACTGGTGAACGTGGCAAACGCCCCATAGATAAAATGGGACAAGAGGCTGCAAAAAAGAGTCCGGGGGCGTACAACGATCTTCTGCGGGATTTACGTTTTGTATCTATTCCGGTTCGCAGAGAAATTGCCCTTGCCACTCCTGACAGCCCCATTTTAAGTGCCCTACCTGCAGCAGAGGCAGCAGCAGAGCAAACTAAGATTGTACTCGGCCCATTGATGCCGACGGCTGTAGAAGCTGACATACGTATCCTCACTGAAAACAAAAAGGGCTGGGGAGAACTCTTCACACGCTTAGAAGACATAGCAAGTGATCCGAATAACCCAAAAGCAGCCGTAGCTGACGCTCTCTTAACTACCTTTTATACCGGTCCACGCGGCGGACTTATTGCCAACCTAAAGGGACATGAGTATAAGCCCGAGTCAGGTTCTATTCGCGTTGTTCCTCAGACGAAGGCAAAACGAATGGCGGGTGAAGCCGGAGAGGCCGGGGCGCAAAAGACCGGGGGCATTCGTCAAGCAGCTATTCCTTACAATGTACCCCTGAATGAAAACGGTGTTGCTTATATTGAGCGTCGTATCAAGTATAATGAGGCAAACCCGGACATTGCAAAGTTTATTCGCGACTCTAAAACAAATAATATTTTTGTAAAGCGGAATGATAAGGGTAAGCCCACAAAAGTATCGACCACGGATATGTCGAAGCTGCTCGGTGAAATAGAGGTGAGTCAACCCCTAATCGAAGATGCCGTTTCCGGAAAAACATACAACAGTCTCTATCCTACAGGGGTTGCCGATAAAACAGTAGGCAAATGGGGAGAAGCTCTAGCTCGAAATTTTCATGCGTCAGTAGGTATTCTCGAGTTAAAGATCGAGGGTCAAACTATGGACTTTTTACAGGGTCGTAGTGAAACTTCGGGTACGGAAGGAAGAAGTCAAACTAAAAAGCTGGGATACGCAAAGAGGCCCACCGGTTTCTTTACACCCGGCGAACGAGATGCACAACAGCAGATTGCTAACTGGATCGATTCTACTACAGGACGTACTGTTGCAGATATTTCCGGTGTTGAAGCGCGAGTTAGTCCTGCAACGTATTCGATTCCCGGATTTTTTGATGCTCCTGTAGCGGAGGCTGCTTCTGTTGCTGCTCCCGCCGCACCTGTAGAAGCTCCTGCACCAACTAGCCCTGCCGACTTCGATGATGACACAAAGGCTGCTCTCAAGAAGGGTGGTTTTAACATAGATTACTCGAAGATAACGAAAACAGTCGGGGGTGCATTTGCGGGACTAGCAGCGTACGAGTTTATTCGTGATCCGCTCGGCACTGGTGCAGCATTTGCTAAAGATGTTGCCATCGAGGGAGCAGCCTTAGCCGCAAAAGCACCTCTAGGAGTTGCGGCGGCTGTTCCGATGGTTCTCGAACCCACACCTACCGCCGGACCCGAACTCTCTCAGCCTGATCCGCGTCTCGTCTTCGATGATGACGATTTTCAGTACGATTCATTCGTAAATAAAGAAGAAGCTGCACGGAAACGTGAGGAAGCCGCCGATGCAGCCGCTCAACCTACCGGTTTCCTTTCACCCTAGCATAGGAGAAGACCATGCAAAATCTGAACATGGGCGAAGCGTACATCATGAACTCGGACAACACATCCGTAGACGATCAAATGGGCGCAGACAAGCTATATCGTGAAGGTCTCGAGTTTGACACTCGTGCCCAGACCGGTGTTCTGACGGAAGACATGCCGAAGCAGATGAGCAAAGGCGCAGTCGATCCGTCCGTCATGAAGATGGCCGAAGAACGCGACTACTAAGAAAGCGAAAGAATGGCTGACAATTTCCTAGAGCCGGAAGACGATCAGACCATCCCCCTCGTCGAACCGACGGAGCGGATGCCCGGTCTCGCCGGATATATTCGTGCGAAGTTCGAAGATGCGGAAAACGGACGGTTCGTTTACGAGCAGAGATGGCTCCAAGCGTACAAGAATTTTCGTGGTATCTACGACTCGACGACACAATACCGTGACTCCGAACGGTCAAAGGTCTTCATCAAGATCACAAAGACCAAAGTCCTTGCGGCGTATGGGCAAATTGTTGACATTCTTTTCGCTAACAAAAAGTTTCCGCTCGTAGTTGAGTCTACTCCGATGCCAGAAGGTATCGCGGAATTTGCCCACATGCGTACTCCGGCGGATGACGCAACACAGCAGCAAAGCGACCCGTACGGCTTCCCCGGCGATGGTCGTGAACTCGCACCCGGAGCGATGTCCGCTTCTCAGTCGCACGTCTTGGGATCGTACGGCAAAGAATTTGGGGATGCAATTCTTCCGGGTAAGGCGAAGGTCGGAGAGCCACAGTTTGAACCTGCAAAGGAACAAGCTCGGCTCATGGAAAAGTGCATCCACGATCAACTCCTCGATACGAATGCCGTCAACGTATTTCGCAAGGCGATCTTCGAGTCTGCCCTGCTCGGTACGGGCATTGTAAAGGGTCCGTTTAATTTCCACAAGCGCGTTCACAACTGGGAGCGTGACGAGGAGGGTGAACGATCATACAGTCCATACGAAAAGACGGTTCCGCGTATCGAATCCGTTTCCGTCTGGGATTTTCATCCGGACCCGTCAGCAACATCGATTGAGGACTGCGAGTACGTCATCGAACGTCATCGCATGAACCGACAGCAGCTTCGTAGCCTCATCATGCGCCCGCACTTCGATGCGGAAGCGATACGTGAGTGCCTTGCAAAGGGGCCGAACTACGAGGATAAATATTACGAAGACACGATCCGCGAGGACGAAACCGAACCGTACTATCAAGAAAATAGGTACGAAGTCTTAGAGTATTGGGGTGTTCTCGATGCTAAGTTCGCCAACGAAGTGGGCATGGAAGAAGCCCGCGACATGTCTGAGTTCGATCAGATTCAGGTAAACATCTGGGTTTGTGGAACGATAATTTTGCGCTGTGTAGCAAATCCGTTTACCCCGGCACGTATTCCGTATCAGGCGTTCCCGTTTGAAATCAATCCGTACCAGCTTTGGGGCGTCGGCGTTGCCGAGAACATGGAAGACGCGCAGATGCTGATGAACGGCCACGTCCGTATGGCAATCGACAACCTCGCCCTCGCCGGTAACCTTGTTTTCGATGTAGACGAAGCATCGTTGGTGCCCGGACAGAACATGGACATCTTTCCCGGCAAGATTTTTCGTCGTCAGTCGGGCGTCACGGGTACGGCAATCAACGGCCTCAAGTTCCCGAATACGGCACCTGAAAACATACAGATGTACCAAATCTCACGCCAGCTTGCGGACGAGGAGACGGGCATCCCATCGATCATGCATGGTCAAACAGGTGTAACCGGTACCGGACGCACGGCAGCAGGGCTGTCGATGCTGATGGGTAGTGCGGGTTTGTCGATGAAGACGGTGATCAAGAACATCGACGACTACCTCTTGAAACCTCTCGGTGAAGCGTACTTCCAGTGGAATATGCAATTCAACGAAGACGCAGAGGACGTGAAGGGTGACTTGGAGATTAAGCCACGCGGCGTAGCTGCAGTTATGCAAAAGGAGGTACGCACACAACGTCTAACCTCGTTGCTTCAAACTGTATCGAATCCGATGTTGGCTCCGTTTGTGAAGCTGCCGAACCTGATGCGAGAGTTGGCAATCGCACAGGACATCGATCCGGACAGCCTTGTCAACGATGTCAACGAAGCACAAGTATACGCACAGATGTTACAAGGGATGATGCAAGATGCTCAACAAGCAGCAAGCGCAGAAGCTGGCGGCTCTCCTCCACAGCAAGGAATGGCCCCTAATGGAGGAGTACCTAGC